CACCTATGTTGATGGAAGTTTAAATCTTAAACCCTCATTCACCTATGTTGATGGATCACTAAACGTTAAGACCTCATTCACCTATGTTGATACCTCTTTAAATGTCAAAACAAATAAGACCTATGTTGATGGTTCAATCTCTTCGAGAGACACTTCAATCGCTTGGTTGAACGAAAACTTCTCAAACGTGGTACCATATATAGGGGGCACAACAACCCTCAATTTGGGTGCACACTATTTGGTGGTTGATGCTTGTACTCTGTTCGTTGATGCAAACAATCATAATGTTGGGATTGGAACCACTTCGCCAAACTCATCGTTTAAATTGGAGGTGGTTGGTCGTGGTCTGGTGATCAGAAACCCCCCTGCAAATGATTACACAACATTAAGACTCTATAATGATCAAAATAACGGGAATAGGGCGTTAGAAATAGATTATGCGGGCAGTTCATATACAGGCAGCATACTGACCGGAAGTCCAACTGGAGAATGTGCTGCCATTGCTACCACTGGTGGCTATCCATTGGTGATTGGCACAAACAACACTGCACAGATAACGATACTGTCAAACGGCAATGTTGGCATTGGAACATCAACCCCCGCGGCATCTACAAAACTGGATATATCTTCAACCACAGGAGCTTTGTTGCTTCCGAGAATGACAATTGCACAGAGGAATGCGCTAACACCTACTAACGGCATGATCATATATAATTCAGAGCACGCTTGGTTTGAATGTTATATGGGAGGAGCTTGGAAAACATTAAATGCTACTTAAAAATGATAGGAGGTTAGTGTCATCACAACCAATATGTGCAATGATAGTTTTTCAGTGAGTGTGGCATCACTTAAAAAGATATTTACTTAATTAAAATTACAATAGTTTTTATAGATATTATGATAAGATATTGGTACATTATCTCTGGTTTCTCCAACTGGATATTCTACTTCATCAACCCATTATACAAGAAGAAGATGGAGAGATTGTTTTCCTATCGTCTGTCCAAATGTGAACAATGTGAATATCTTAAGAAGAAAACCAGGCAGTGTTCTTTCTGTTGCTGTTTTGTAGATGCCAAGACCAAATGTATCTATAAGTTAGATAAAGATAAGAAATCATACTATCTTGAGGATGATAAGAGGGTCTATGCCTGCCAATTGAAAAAGTGGTGATCACCCTCTTTAATATATAAATCAAAGATATGTTTATTTCATGGCCGAAGAACTATGTGTAGATCCCAAGAACAACCAGCTCTCAGTAGCTTTTCCACCCCAACCAGACACAGGGTTACAGGTATGTGATGTAACAACATCGGGTGGTGTCTTTGATGTCAACGCGCTGCTCAAGGCTGCACAGACATATCTCACTCTAAACAATGTTGTCAACCAACTTGTTGGCATAGAGGTTCGTTGGTTCCGAGCAGTCCCACAACAGAGGTCCAAAGATGTCATATTTCAAGAATACACACTATCAAACGTTGAGGATTCACCACTCTGCATCAAAGTGGTCCTTCCGGATGGTGCGTTCCCAGACTCCAAGTACCAATATGATCTCATGGGCCTTGAGTATGAAGTACCTTTAACCATAGAGATAGATAAGAAATACTGGGAGACAATGGCAGGTGTCGGCACGGCCCCACAGAAGAAAGACATAGTCTACATATCGATGCCAAATAAATTGTACCAGGTTGAGTCCTCATATCTGAAACGTGGTTTCATGGAACAGGAGACAACATGGGTGTGCAACCTCAAGAAATACTCACCAGAGGCTTCACGTAGGGAGGGAGAGAACCTTAAACAGACGATCGACCAATACACAGTCAGTGAAGAAGAACTTTTCAGCCTTGATATATCAGCCAACATAACAAAACTGGTGGTTGATAAACAGTTCAGCCCATCTAACTCCACAGAGAGAGATAAATATAAGATTTTAAACAAGAGTCTCAAGATCGTATCTGCCCAACTCAACATCTTTGGCACCATACCATTTGAGTCATACTATGATATGGCGACTTCAGACTCTTCTGTCGCCATATCATACAATGCATCCGATATCATATCTACATCATGTGACAGATCTCTTGTTGTGTGGGCAAACTCCAAGGCCTCAACCAACCAATCATACGATGTTGAGTCCATGGTTACAGACAACATGTTGACCATTCCTGCCAATTACAGGGTGAAGATCAAGTCACCAAAGAAAGCCTTCAACATCGGAGACACATTCAACATATCGAGGCCAGGGTCTTTGAACTTCTATGCCACTGTAATAGACATAAACAACACAAATGGTGAATATTATGTGCTCATCGATGAAACTATTGCCGATCATCTGGAAACAATAAAGACAAACTGGTGTGATGCTAGGAACTACAAGATGCAGGTGAAGGGCCCGATGAACCTACTCAGTGGTGTCGATGCATCAGGGAACACTAACCTGAGTGTCAATGTGTACAGTAACCAGTACATCAAGATTACCTATGGGTCACAGGAACACATCGCGATGATCACAGATAAAGTATATGATGATGAGTGGTATGGCTATGTGATAAACATCGGAAACAGTTGGGGACAGTACAATGTTAACATATGGAAACAGAATGACACAAACAACGGTGACAAGTTAAGAAGTGTCTTCACTAAAACGATATCATTCACACCTGAAGAGATAGTGGTTGATCACTACAACATAGATAGATCAAACAGCCAGTTGACAAACATAAGATTATACAAATCAACACTTGAAGAGGATAAACAGAGCAATGAGTTACTGACAAGGTTCTCAACCAGTGCAGATGAAGCCATCATATTGGATAATGCCGATGATCTCATGAGGATACCATACATAGCAAAACAAAGATAAGAATATGAGAGCAATAAAAGTATATGAATCATCATTATATGATTTTGATGAAGATGAAATTGTAAATGATATGTATGTAAAATTATTGTTGACAAATTCTTTTGATGAGGAGTTATTTATCTATACATATAAAAATGAAGAAAGCATAGATAATAACACAACCGATGAAGAAATATTAAATTCTGATAATTTTGTGATTTGGTTAAAAAACAAGTTGCAGAATATGTTAGAAGATGTTAAATATGATATACAAAAAATTATCGATGACTCTGAAAATATTCATATTTATAGAATTATGATGGTTAATGATAACTGGTTTAATGATTTACAAAATAATGGCAAGAGATTAGGTATATTTTGGTCATATGAAAAAAAATGCGGCTGAACCGCACAATGGTTATGACCAATCAAATAAAATGAATAAATGTTTGATTGTAAGCAACATAAATAAAGAATATGTAAATTGGGTCGAAACTCTTAGATTAAATTTAGATCCATCATCGACAGATGAAAAGGAGATAAGATTATATAAAAACACCCCAATAAAGATAGAAAAGTTATATATAAATGGTAAAAGTCTAAATATAGAAAATATAAAAAATAAGATATTTTTATCATAATGAAAACAAGATTGGTGTGCGAGAGCCTAAATGAGATGTATGATGAAAATTTCAAAAAATGGTTTGGAAATTCAAAAGTTGTGGATAGAAATGGTGATCCCTTAATAGTTTATCATGGAACAAGAAGTATATTCAATGAATTTAAACCAAGTAAATCAATAGGAAACCAAAGAGAAACAGATCAGATCAAAGGGATGTATTTTACAGATAATAAAGAGGGTGCCTTGTTTTTTTCATTGGTAGATAATGATCCTAGATATTTAAAATCTGTTTATTTATCAATGCAAAATCCATACTTTATAGAAAGTAGTAATAAATTAAAAGATGAATTAGATATAAAAAAACTCGGTGATGCAGAATTTAAATTAAGAAAATTGGGATATGATGGGATCATAATGGAAAGAGGTTTTTATGCCCATGGAGGTCTTCATAAATTATTTTTAGTCTTTGAACCAGGCCAAATAAGATCATCAGTATGTATAGAAGATTAGTACACGAGAGCCTTAATGAGATGAACTTTGAGAGGGTTAATAAAAATCCCTTATCCACCATGGGTATAGGAAAAACACAGCTTATCAAAGACTGGTTGGATGAGATGGGTGTTAAAAATTATACTATTAAAGATGATCTAACCATAGATGTTAAATATGATGTTGATCTGTCTCTTAAAAATTTAATCAAATTTCCCGAATACATAAAATTTAATAAAATAACTGGTTGGTTTAGTTGTGCAAACAATCAACTGACATCTTTGAGAGGTTGTCCTAGGATAGTTGGGAATGCACTATATTATAATTATTATTTTACATGTGCGGGTAATAATTTAACTTCATTATATGGGTGCCCAGCTATCGTGTATGGTGATTTCTATTGTTATAATAATGATAAAACATTCTATCCTGAATATGTTGAAAATCTATGTGATGTTAAGGGTTCAGTGTATTCAACAATTGGTGATTAATATATAAGTTATAGTTAATAATTTTAAATATGAAAATTCGTGACCAACGTGACGATCTGGAAAACCTTCTTAATAACTCATCAATCAACCAAGATAAGAACGTACCTAGTGATAAGGACATACCAACTGAACTCAAGTCAGAACCAACCACGGATGTTGATTTTACAGCTCTAAGGTTCCAATGTGATGAGGAAGCAAAGGAACTGATCAAGAAATCCATATCATTTATCATATCTGATGAGATGATAGAGAACAATCCATATTTGAGTGAAAAGGTGAAGGTTGATGCATTCTCACTTGCAGGGATGCTCTATCAGTTACGATGTAACGAGATCATTCAACGTGTGAACATGGAACAGATAAAGTCTGGGATGGTACATCCCAGAATGTTTGAGGTCTTCAGTCAGATGAGTAAAGTGCTTGGCGAATTACATAAACAGTTGATACAGACCGTAGAAGCAATAAAAGAAACCTATAAGATGGCCAAAGGAGACATAAAAGAGATGTCAATGGAAGCTTTGGGACAACATGAAAATTCTCAAGGCATGTTGACTTCGGGCGATGGGTCAATTGTAACTCGTGGTACCAAAGAATTAATAAAATCGGTGCAAAAGATAAAAACACAAAAAGACATATTAGAAATAGAAGATGTGTCTGAAGTAAAAGATAAGGAATAATCATAATATATGTCATTCACAACAGTTTGGACAAGCGACACAGTAAAAGATTCATTAGAACGATTGAAACTTGGTGTCCAATGTGATCTCTCATGTTTCTATGAAAGAGATATTGAACTCAAGAACTCTAATCTATTATATAGATTGACTTCTGAAGAAGTTGAAGAGTTCAATAAGTGTTCACAGGATATTGTATACTTTGTAGAAAAATATTGTCGTTTTTTGACAGACTATGGTAGGATAACTGTAAAACTTACAAATTATCAAAAAAAACTATTAAAAAAATTAACGGAAGAACATTATATAGAAGAACTTGAACAGTTTGGTCCAAAGAATAGAAATTGTATAGTTATGCAAAGCAGACAATCATTTAAAACCACAACTGTTACAGCACTATTTGCTTGGTATCTTTGCTTTCATGTTGATCGTAATCTAGCCATTCTTGCAAATAAAGAACGTACAGCAGTGGAAATTGTCTCTAAGGTGACAGATGTTTTTAAGGGTCTTCCATTCTTTTTGAAACCAGGAATAATAAACATAGGTGCAACAGGAATGCGATTGGATAATGGATGTATGTTGATATCTCAAGCAACAACTAAGACAGCTTCCATAGGTTTTACAATACACGTTTTGTATATGGATGAATTTGCCCATATACAAAACAACATAGCAAGAGACTTTTGGCGTTCAGTTTATCCCACACTAAGTTCTTCACTCATATCACAATGTATAATATCTTCAACACCGAATGGCCAAAATAATCTATTCTTTGAATTATGGGATAAATCAATAAAAGGTTTAAATTCATTTATCAATCACCGTGTTGATTATTGGGAAGTGCCTGGACACTCAGATGCATGGGCAACCCAGATGAAGAAAGATTTTGGTGAAGAGGAGTTTGCTCAAGAATATGAACTGCAGTTCAATGTAAACTCCAAACTCCTTCTTGCAGCATCCCATCTTGCATTCATGAAACGTATAGAACAGGAGTATGTTTTCAAGGAACTATCCAAAACAAAACTCGATGAGGAACTCTATCGTAACCTAAGATGGAGGCCAGATTTTGATCCAGATGCTGACTTTGATCCACTCAAAGATTTCTTTGTCTTCTCGATAGACACCAGCGAGGGGAAAGAGGAGGGCGAAAAGAAAGACACAGATTTTAACGTTGCAAAGATATACAAGATTGAACTGAAGAGTTTAAGAGCCCTAAGAAAACTAAGGACTGATGAGCTTCAACTAAAGAACATGATCAGACTCAGAGAGGTTGGCATCTATCGAGATAACCTCAAGGATGATGCCAACATGGCAAAGGTATGTAGGACCCTGGTGTTTGACCAGTTTTGTCCCGATCTGTGTAGGGTACTCATAGAGATGAACTTCAACGGGAAGAACTTCTTGACTCACTTCAGTATGAACAATGATAAGTACTATGATGACATAGTGATGCACACATACCACACAAAACCAATACCTGGAGAGAAACCACCACCAAAGAAGGCTGGGTTTAAAGTCACCAAGGACAAGGAACACTTCTGTAAGTTGGGAAAGAAACTAATAGGTGAGAGGACCATAGTGCCAAACGACACTGAGACTGTCAGGGAGTTCTCTTCGTTTGGAAAGGACAAGAAGGGGAGCTACAAGGGACTTGGATGCCATGATGACACCTGTATGGCCACCCTGAATATAAGCAGGTTGTATGAGAGCGATGGATATGAAGACCTGTTGTATGACTTCATTGAGAACCATCCAGAGTGTGTGCAGAGGACAAAGATATTGGAACTATTGAAGATGGACAGTGAAGTGAACCAATACATCGATGATGGCATGTTCAATGCATTATATAAAGAAGTCGATAACGCCGAGATGCAACACCTAAACAAGATATTCAATGACCCAAACAAGAAAGAGGCCAGATATAACCCAAGCAGCACGTTTGGTTATAAATAAAATGTGTTACTCTTTGTGAGTTTCAGAAGTCGGTGTATTGTTTCTTATGTTCGGTTTTTGCGTTTCTAAAAATTCTTTGGCTTTTTTGAGTTGTTCAATCAATTCATCTATCCAACAGGATGAAAAATATCCAACAGATACCCGATCATCTGTCAATATTTCAACACAAAGGTGATTGTCAAAATTTCTATTAAACACCCTAACACCCTTACATTCACCCTTAAACTCTTTTATCATAAGTTTATGATTTTAACAAAATTATTATTATATTCCAAAATTGTAAATTCATACAGCGCCATATCTTTTTGCAGGGTGCTGGAATATACGTTGGAGTTTGGTTCTTGTTGATTAAGAATATCACCAACCCTTATGACTGGTTCATCAGTGGGTTCCACCAATCCATTTGTCTTATGGATGATTGGACAATAATCTTTTACACATAAGTAACTTTTCATATCATCTCTCCTAAAAGTATAATTTTGTTAGAATCATTGTTGCCCAACAATCTTTCTTGCACCACAAACAACTTATTTTCATCCAAGATTATCTTGTCCCCAATGCTCGGGACCATACATGCACTGTATGTAGTAACAAGAGTCTTTGTTTTGATGTTTAATAACAATGTGATTTCAAAATTTTGTGTCATATGTTTGATTTTTAGATTATGATGTACATAAATATTATGATATTGTTTCACCAATTACTATTTTTATTTTCTCCTTTCATATAATCAATAAATTCTTTTACTATTGAATTGAAAAAGATTTCTATATCTTGTTTAGCTTCTTCTTTAAAAAGAGTGCCTTTTTTATTATATATGACATATCCTTGAAATATTCCTCCTGAAAAAAGTACAGACTGATGCATTTTATTATTAATACATCTTATATCATCTTCGATCATTTCTAGGTTAATTATTTCATATTTTATTTTTTCATCTTTGAATCTTAATTCGATGGCAAAATTAGCTGCTATTGAAAGTTTAGCACCGCCATTATTATAATACATAAAATTTGAAACATTGTTATTATATCTCAAATATTCATTTTCGATTTGACTTTTGATACATTCTTTAGGGTTTGCCATTTTTTCATTAATAAACTTTACTGATTTATCATATAATTGTTTAGAATCAAACCCTTTGATTTCTATAACTAAGAAGGTTTTCTCATTATCATTTCCATCCCGCAATCCATTAGGTGTAACCACAAATTTTTGACCGTAGGAAGTAATTGATACCATTAATAATAAAAGATAGATTAAATTTTTCATAATTTTCATATTTAAATTTATAATAAAATACAAATGTAAACATAATTTTCCATATAAAAAAATGTTTCTCCATAAAAATGTACTTTTTATCAATTTTAATTCTAATATATAAATAAAATAAAACTTTAAAATGGCTCAACAACTCTCCTTGAATCTTTCGCAGTTTAAAAGTGCTGGCGTATATTTCATTGAAATAGATAACTCTGAAAGAATAACCGTGACCACCCAATCACTTAGATTGGTGCCAGGTTTTTCTGGTCAAGGTCCATACAATGCCCCTGTCTTCATAAGCAACACACGTGACCTATCAAACTTCTACGGTCTAATAGACACAAAGTTAGAAAGAAAAGGTTCTTTCTTTCAAAGATCCATTCAGACTTGTTTGTTATCTTCTCCTGTGTTTGCACTCAATCTTTTAAAGGTCAATGATGTGCCGGGTGTTACTAACCTTGACACAGTGAACATGATATCTCTATCGGTTGATACGAGTACCTATAACGGAGCAATCACCGGTGCCCTAACGCCCGATGCATCTTCTGCCATAAAGTCAGATCTATACATCAATTTCTTCAATAGAGAAAGGTTCTGGAAACCAGACCCAGAATATCTTTTGGGTGTGGCAATCAATAAGGCAAGCGTTTCTAGCGCCATCAACGCCCCATTCTTCCAGTTAGCTAACCTATCAACAAAGAAATATTCATTCATTGTCAGAAAGGCCGTTGGTCTACAACAATATTCTATATTTGCACTTGATTGGTATGGGAGCATATCTAACATACCATACCAATGGATACGTCCATATGATCTCATGCAGGATTTCTTTGTGCAGATCATAGCAGTTGAAGGTGAATGGACAAACTATAAGATTTTATCTAGCGACCCGTACTGGTCACAGTTCTTTGATATCGATGGTATCAAGGTGGACCAGATGAATAACTTCATCAATTCACCCACAGTGAACCTCGTTGGTTCCTGGACTGGGTGTGTCATCCCAGATTTTCATGATCAGACAGGCGCGAGCCAATACATAGAGGACATGGTCAATGGCTCAGTGGCTCTCACTGGCGTCTTTTGCAACATAAACCAACAGGCACTTGACCAATTGGTGTATGATGATATTCAGAAACAATGGGAACTTGGTGACGGGTCCTCAATCAATGCAGCATTATACCAATTAGACCTTGTTGGTCACAACCTATCAGACTATGGAGATTCTTCTTCAGCCAGCATCCAGAAGAGATTCTTGAGCTACGATATCTCCATACTACAGAGTGACTTTCACACAGATGTGAGCATAAGTTCACTCGATGCAACCGGTAAGATATTCAGAGTAGATTCTTCGGGCAGCCAATCACTGATCACAATCGGTAGCCTTGTAAAATCTGGTGCAGACATACAACCCGGTGTGACATATGTCACAGCAAAACAGACCATCTTGGATGCATCTGTACTATACTATCAGATAACAACAGCAGAACCCATAGCAAATTATCTGAGCAACCCATCTAACATAATAGTACAAAAACCAATAGATGTTTCAACGGTCACATCGACATACAAGTTCATCCCTTTAAAGGGTTTGACACTCACAAACAAACACCTTCCTGGTTTCAATGAGAGTGGACAGGCTAGTGCAGAGGATGGTCTCGAAAAGATATACGGGATGTTGATGGACCCAGGGATCTTGAGAGGGTTAACAAACCCAGACATGATTCAGTATCGTTACATCGTGGATTCGATGGCATATGGTCTGAGAGCAAACCTTGGTGGCAAATCGAACCTATCATCTTTGGCCAAACAACGTGGCAAGACCACAGCCATCATAAGCGCTCCTTCCATATCACAGTTCTCAAATTCACAGGACCCTTACTTCTGCGACACGTTCATACCTGGTGTGGACCCGGTGCCGATATTCAACACGAAGTGGATTGCATCAGGTGGAAACCCAGACATGCCTCGCTCGTTCAGATGCACCCTTCCAAGTGAAGATTTGGGTTCCAGATATTGCGGTGTTTTCGGTCCATTCCTGAAGTATAATGATAATGGCAAGTTGGTCTCAATACCACCAGCTGCCGATGTGTCCAACTCATATGTTAGAAAGTTCCTTGGTGGGAACCCCTACGCGATAGTTGCTAACAAGAATGGCATACTGTCAAACCCCAACCTGTCCGGAGTAGAGTACAACCTTGATAAGACAGACAGAGATTACTTAGAACCGTTTGGTTACAACTCCATCATAGAGAGACCAACGACAGGCCAGGTTATGATATATGCAAATGCAACGTCATTTCAAAGCATCAAGTCTGACTATAACTATCTACATGTTAGAGAGTTCCTGAACACCATAGAGCTGCAGATCGATGACATCCTACAGAACTACGTGTTTGATCTGAATAACCCACTGACAAGACTGAACATCATCAACTCGGTGACCCCTATA